CGTTTCGTGGAAGGCAGTACCAAAACAAGTTTCGATGCTAAATGTAAATGGAGCTAAGTTATCAATATATGATAGTTTCCATTGCATTGGACAACGCTCATACATAGCCCATTGGGAGTATGATATTTTTCTAGGAACCGATTCAGCATCTCTTAAAGATAACTTAAACGCAGGTTGTATGTAGTTTCCTTGTTTCATATTATAATATATGAAATATAGTTATAAAAACCAAAAAAAGCTTGACATTTCTGCCAAGCTTATTATAAAATTATTTATTAAAATCTGATTGCTCTTTGATTTTTTCTAAATTCTGGATATGATGTTCTAAATACCATTTTGCTTTTTTTAGATCTTCTAATTCGGCTGCAGGATTTTTCTTTCCTGCTCTAGAAATATATTTTATTGTATTTCCTAAACTAAATCCTAGATCCCAGGCATCTATTACTTTAATGGCTTCATATTGATTATGTTTTCCGCCGTAATGGGCAGGATTATTAACCATTTCCTTCATTATTTCAATCCTTTCGTTAATGTTTTAATTTCTGCTTCAGTATAACCATATAATGATAAAAGCTTCGCGCAACTAGATTGATCCATCAATTCAATATACTCAGTTGCCTCTGATTTACTAACCTGATAATGTTCGGCAACCTGATTGATTAACTTTGTGTTAAATTTATCTTCTTTGCTTCCTTTTATGTATTTTGCAAATCCTTTACTAGCCGGCATTACCTCATAGTATAAACGGTATGTCATCTTAGGAGTCAAAGTACCTATTGTGTATTTTTGAAGCGTATTAACTAGGTCTACTAGCTCCATACGCATTGATAGCCATCTATTAGTAATAAATGGAGTGAATAGTTTCTGATCTGTTTCTGACCATTTATTCCATTCTGTCTTTTTATGTGTTAATCCATCAATAAAATCAAATATAGTTGCACTTTTCTTTTCCATTATTTATTAAGTTTAACAGGTTTAAATTCATCTGGTATTGCGCCACAATCGTCACAACGAAATGTAGGTACTGGGATCATTGTGTCTTTATCGCCCCCAGTTAAAAACTTTGATACTTTATTAATTGCTACTACTTGCCGGAAGAATTGACCTCCGCACTCAGGACATACAATTGGTTGCATATCCGATGGTTTAATATTAACATTTAATTTATCCATATTATATCTCTCCTAATAATTTAACAAACATCGACATGATGTTGATTTCTTTATCTACTACTGATGCATCTTGATATTGTGCTTCTGCAATAATTAATATAACCGATGCCACTGCTCCTGTTGCATAATCATCCATATTATCATATAAAAAACGATACAATGGTGTAAAATCTTTAACTTTGCTATCTGCAACAATTTGACGAATTTTTGTGAATGATCCTTTTTTATCTTTTGGATTTTTTAGTATCATTAGCAATTCAGTCATATAATTTGCTTGTATTGAACTTGCTTTATCTAATTGCAATTTACCATCTCTTACAAAACTCTGTGCTGAGTTTAATGCTCTACGAATATCCGGATAACTTGCGTTGATTATTGCAGCAACATCTTTTATATCATACGCAATAGACTTTTCTTCAAGAACTTGAACTAATCGTTTTGCTACATCAGTTTTATTTGGTGGCGTTATTGCAAATACCTGACATCTACTCTGAATTGGATCAATAATCTTTTCAACATAGTTACATGTTAATATGAATCTAGTTGTTTTGCTATACGTCTCCATTAAGTTACGAAGTGCTGCTTGAGCATTTGGAGTCATAAAGTCAAACTCATCCAATATAATAATTTTCCACTTTTTAAATCCAACAGAACCTGCAAATCTAGAAATTTTATCTCTAACTACATCTACTGAGTTTTCATCCGATGCATTGATATACATTAGTTGGCTATCTACTGAATTTGCTAGTATTTTAGCTAAAGTTGTCTTTCCGGTGCCAGCTGAACCATAAAAAAGTAAATGCGGAAGTTCATTGTTTGAGATCCAAATTTTAGCTTTCTCAATTAACGATTCATTTCCTATATAACCATCCAATGTATGAGGACGAAATGCTTCTGTCCAAAGATCATGTTCTTTATTTATTTCCATCGTTTTAGTTATTTACCTGTTGATCCAAATCCACCATTTCCTCTTTCAGATGCATTGAGTTCGTCAACTTCTAAGAAGTGTATGTTTCGATATGGAATTATTATAATTTGACCTATTCTATCGCCAACTACATATGGTTCATCTGGTTGATGTGATTGAGCATATGCTAATGGTCTATATTTTAGAATTATCGGGCCTCTGTATCCACTATCTACGACACCTACACTGTTTCCTAGTGTAAGTGCCTTTTTAGTGTTACTAGATCGAGGAAATAATAGTCCTACATGGCCATCAGGTATTTCAAGAGATAATCCGGTATTATAACAATAATTTCCAGTTGCATCTCTTTCTACTTCAACTGCGGTCAAATCCATTCCAGCATCACCCGGCTTACTATAAGTCGGTATTACTGCATCGGGGTGTAATTTTCTTACTCTTACGATCATAATATTTTAGTTTTGAAGTTGAACTAACCAATAAGCCGAATCAAAATCAGTTCCGTGAAAATCAATTCGGGCTAAACCATCTGGAGATATATGCAATTTACCAATATCACCTTTATTTGCAACTAATACTTCTTTTAATTTATCAGCCGAAAAACAAATAGGTTCCATATCTGCGGTAGAATTTCCTATCTCAAATGAAATGTTATCTGCATTAATGGTTGTATAATTAATTATAAATTTAATTTTGCCACTTTTAACTTGTACCGCAAAATTCTTTGCATCTGGTAATGCATTTTTTGCTTTGATAAACTTATTAATAAATTCATCATTAACATCAATTTCTACCTTATAAGTTGGTTCTGCATTAATAGTAGGAACTGCCGGAATAACACTCGTATCTGCCAACATGAATGTTAATTTAGTAGATCCTTCTGATATTTTCATTGCATAATTCTTACCGGCTGCATCTTGTACCTGAATCTCAATATTTTCACCAACTGCAGTTAACATCTTTGTCAATGCACCCGTATGATTGATACCTAATGATCCTTTCATGAACGGAGTAGTTTTCCATTGTATCTTCCCTACTACTGTTTGATCACTATCAATTAATTCGCATCCAATTCCAGTTGCATTTTCTTTTAATATAACAGCTTCACAATTTCCTGCTAAATGATAACGATTAATAAAACTCTGTAATTTGCTCTTTTCCATATTATAACTTTTGATTAAAATTTAAAAAATTCATTGAATTTAACTGCATCCGTTGTTGATATACTATCTCCACCAAATTGTTTGTATGTTTTCTTGTATGTTGCATATACTTGCAATGCATTATCCGGATCGGCAAACATTTCGTGTAATGATAGAATAACATTGAATAATTCTGCCGGTATTGCTGTTTCTAATAACTCTACATGGCTGTCTACCATTTTATCAATGTCTTTTGCCATCTCGCAATATAAATGCGTATTATGCACAACCATTCTAGGCATACCTTCTTGAGAATAACGATCTAAACCTGTAGAAGTTTCGCCACCTAAATATTCATATGTAAAATCTTTACACGCCGGACAATCCATACTACAAGGAACATGCTTTGTCTTATCAATCATTGCATCAGCTTTATTCTTTTTAATATGAGTTTTTCTTCTATATTCAGCATTCTTTGGAAAATACAACTCTGTAAAGGTTTGTGTTTTATAATTAGTTGAATGCAAATATGTTCCATATACCGGATATTGTCCCGGAGAAGAAGAATCTGTCGACAATTGAACTCTGCCACCTGTTAATTCATTTAACAATTTCTGCAATGTCGACAAAATAAAGAAATCTGATATCTTTGATATACCTAATAAATGCACATATTGTACATGTTTCTTTTCAAATTCTTTATTCTTTAACATTAATGCTACGACATACATGAAATCTACTAATTTCTTAGGACCTCCTATACACCAACCATTAAAATCAAAGTCTTTGAACTTATGGTACCAAGTATTATATTCTTCATTGTATGTTCCTTGAATAACATTTAAAAACTTAGTTTTACCACTTTGATGTTTCTCAAACCATTTAAAATTATCAAATGATATGTCCATCGCATCTTGGAATCGATTTTCAAATGTAACTCGAGGAGGAATATCTAAATTAGCTGCAACATCGCTGTTTGCTTCTAACCAATGAAATATTTTTTCTCTGATAGTACCATCCCATTTCAATGCACCCGTTGCAATTTGGAATCCTCCTGAATCACCAAATACTAATACATTGTCATCCAATCCGATTTGTTGACGAAAATCCATCTTCTTGTAATGATGCCCTGCTGTTATCAAAAAATACGGATGGCGCCATTCTTCTGGATAATCTTTTGAGAAGAATCTCATGGTCGTGCCATCTGAAAACTTCGTATCCTTTTTGAAAGCAGATACCATGGATCCGGCTGACAATGAAGGATAATAAATAAATTTCTTACTCATTGTTCCTTTTAATTAGTTAATAAATAATTACAATATTCTTGTTCGTGCCAAACATTGATTTCTTGAGTTATATCATTGGCAACTATATAACCTTCCATTCTTCTACCCAGATCCGAAATATCTGCAAAATTATATTCAAATGATGGTTGTGAAGTTACTTGTTCTAATAAGTTAACTGCATTTTCTGCTACAAATGGTTTATACAATCTACTTGCAGGAATAAATTCCGGAAATGATCTAAAATT